CCATCGTGCTGCCGAACGGCGCGCGCCTGATATTCCTCGGCACGAACGTGCGCACCGCGCAGAGCTACACCGGCAACCTCTATCTGGATGAGTATTTCTGGATCCCGAAATTCCAGGAGCTGCGCAAAGTTGCCAGCGGCATGTCGCTGCACAAGAAGTGGCGCACGACCTACTTTTCCACGCCGTCGGCCCTTTCACACAGCGCCTATCCGTTCTGGTCTGGTGAGCTATTTAACAAGGGCCGACGCAGCAAGGATGATCGCATTGAGATAGACCTGTCGCATTCACACCTGGCGAAAGGTGCGCTGTGCGGTGACGGCCAGTGGCGGCAGATTGTCACGGTTGAGGATGCGCTGACCGGCGGCTGCAACCTGTTCGACATTGACCAGCTGCAGCTTGAATACAGCCCAGCGGAATATCAGAACCTGCTGATGTGTGAGTTTGTCGACGACGCCGCGAGCGTGTTCCCGTTCGCCGAGTTGCAGAGCTGCATGATCGACAGCCTGGAAGAGTGGGAAGACTTCAACCCGTACCTGCCGCGCCCGTTTGCATACCGGCCGGTCTGGATTGGCTATGACCCGTCGCATACCGGCGACAGCGCAGGCTGTGCGGTTATCGCGCCGCCGCTCGTTGCGGGCGGTAAATTCCGCGTGCTGGAGCGCCACCAGTGGCGGGGCATGGACTTTGCCGCGCAGGCAAAATCTATTGAGGACTTAACGAAAAAATACACCGTGGAATATATCGGCGTGGATGCCACCGGCATCGGCCAGGGCGTTTTCCAGCTGGTACGCCAGTTTTACCCGGCCGCGCGTGAAATCAAATACTCGCCGGAAGTGAAAACGGCAATGGTACTGAAGGCGAAGGACACCATCAGCAGCGGGCGGCTTGAGTATGACGCCGGGGCGACGGACATCACGCAGTCGTTTATGGCTATCCGTAAAACCATGACGGCAAGCGGCAACCGCTCAACCTATGAGGCAAGCCGCAGCGAAGAGGCCAGCCATGCTGACGTCGCCTGGGCCATCATGCACGCACTGTTAAACGAACCGCTTACCGCAGCCAGCGGCGGCGCTAATCCCTCTATTCTGGAATTTTACTGATGAGCAAACGCAGAGGCCGCAAGGCTCACACCGCCACCACGCAGCCGGTACAGGCAACCGCACCGCAGCAGCACGCCGAGGCTTTTACCTTTGGCGATCCGACGCCGGTCATGGATAAGCGCGACATTCTGGATTACGCCGAGTGCATCGGTAACGGGCGCTGGTTTGAGCCGCCGGTCAGCTTCAGCGGGCTGGCCAAGAGCCTGCGCTCGGCCGTGCATCACAGCTCGCCGATTTACGTGAAGCGCAACATTCTGGCCTCGACCTTTATCCCGCACCCGATGATGAGTCAGCAGGAGTTCAGCAAGTTTGCGCTGGATTATCTGGTCTTCGGCAACGCCTTTGCCGAGCTGCGCCGCAACGGCCTGGGTAAGCCGCTGCGCCTTGAAACCACCCCGGCCAAATTCACCCGCAGAGGCGTGAAGGATGGCGTTTACTGGTTTGTGAATGACTGGAAAGAGCCGCACGAATTTTCGGCCGGCAGCGTGTTTCACCTGCTGGAGCCGGATATTAATCAGGAGCTTTACGGCCTGCCGGAATACCTCAGCGCGCTTAACTCCGCCTGGCTGAATGAGGCGGCGACGCTGTTCCGCCGCAAGTATTATCAGAACGGGGCTCACGCCGGTTACATCCTTTACATGACCGATGCGGCGCAGAGCAGCAGCGACGTTGACCGGATGCGTCAGGCGATGCGCGACACGAAAGGCTTGGGTAACTTCCGTAACCTGTTCATGTACGCGCCGAACGGTAAGCCGGACGGGATCAAGATTCTGCCGCTTAGTGAAGTGGCGACGAAAGACGATTTCTTTAACATCAAGAAGGCCAGCCGCGACGACCTATTAAGCGCGCACCGCGTGCCGCCGCAGATGATGGGGATTATCCCGGATAACTCCGGCGGATTTGGTGATGCGGTGAAGGCGGCGCAGGTCTTTGTTCGTAATGAGCTGACGCCGCTTCAAGAAAGATTTAAAGAGATAAATACATGGCTCGACATAGAAATTATAAAGTTTAAAGATTATTCATTATTATAATCTGGATTAAATGCACTTAGGTTTTATTCTAAGTGTATTTAATCAATAGCTACATCTTTGTCAACTTGAGTATGTATATTCTCAAGAGGATCTGGTTGAATTAAGACTTCTCCTCGCACTGCAATATCAGGATTTTGCATTACCTTGTTTACATTTTTCCTGATTGCACTTTTGACACTGTCGTTAGCCTCATTGACCATCTTTTGTGCCTGTAACTGAGAGTTAGGAATAATATTTCCAAATTCGTCTAAAACTCCTGCTGGCTTAGGTAAGTATCTTGTATTGGCCATCAAGCTAACAACGTTTGCAACATCCTTACTTCTTAAGAAGAGAGCTGAATCCATTCTAACAGTCACTCCATCAGGAGTTTGGACTATCTCAAATGGTTCCTTATCCGAGAGTTGCCCCCCTCTAAAGGTCAATAAAAATACTACAAAGCTAACTATTCCAAACAATCCGCTTACTATAAATGGGCCAGGCATGCCTTCTTTTTCAAACCATAAAAAGAGGCAGCCTATAAAAGAAAAAATACCGCATAACGTAGCAAATACAATTACTATAGCTAAGTTTTTTTTAGGGCTTAATTTAATTGAAGCATCTAACCTTGCTTTAAACTCAGAATTTAACAGAGCCATATCATGCCCCTATGGTCAGAGTGCCATCTTCATTTTTAGCAGCAGCAAAACCCGGTGTAGCAGTTCTGGCCCATTCACTACCTCGATTGTAAAGCTGTATGATATTTACCGAAGTACCCATGTAATAAATAATATTTGTATTATCGATAAAACACCGTTCAATCACAAAGTTACCGGTACTCACATGAATTTTACAATTATCGAATCGGCATGAGATGAACTTCCATCCGTCTAGGTAAATTTCTTGATTGTTAAACCAAAGCCCTCGAGATTCGGGCAAAACTAAACCTGACCTATTGCTAAGTTGAGACAGTCCAAGTCCTAAACCATGTGAGTTAGGTTGTTGGGGCGCAGGTGGAACTGGATACACTTCTTTAACCATTGAGATTCACTCCTTTACCTTAGATATTTTTATACTAAGTTCGACAAATTAAAACTACAACATTAAACATGTTTGCACCCCTGCGCGCAATGCTATCCCCGCCACGCCTGCCCGCTTTATGCATCGCTTTTCATGCATGTGCATGTACCACCTCTGAACGCGCCAGCTCTGGACTTACAGACGCTTAGCGATCCAATCTGGATCATGCGGATTCATGCAAGCATATGCACTTTGATGCAGAAGCAAAAAGCCACCTGAAAGGTGGCTAGAGAAGGGTAGGGAAGGGCAATTAATCATTCTGCCTGGCAGTATATGGCAGCTTCGAAAACAGATGTGTCGATTGTGCCTGCCATGTCGCTGATCATCGACAGTGCCATTTTTAATTCATCTTCTTTGCAGTGTGCGATAAGTGATACGTCAGCAATGAACTGGATGCGTGCAACCGTTTCGCTTAGATTATCTATGTCCATCAAATGATTAACTCCTTCTAGTCAAAATATACTGTATGTATAAACAGTATCATGGCGTTTTGGAATCGTAAAGAATCGTGCGGCTCAGATTAGTCCGACTGCCGTTTTATTAATCAGGCACAGGTATGCCGCTTTTTTTCGCAAGAGCATTAAATCTTTTTAAGGGAGCAGGATTCTTGTTCCGTCTATGGAACAGATAGCCGCTTGTACCGCTCCAGTAAGAAAGCTCCCCAACCCTGATTGTATAGCCTTTCATCATGCGCACAGCTTCGCCGTCGGACAGTGTTAACCCAGAGATCTCGAAGAAACTCTTTTTCAACGCCTCCCGTTCTGTGCAATGACTTACTTCAGGTGGGTATCTGTCCGGCTCAGGTTGCTGCTGCGCTGGATTTTCTCTTAATCGCTTAATAATCCTTCTTCGCTCGGCGCGAGTAGGGGGCTTTGTGAAATCGATAGCTGTTTCAGAGCCTGTTGGCTCCGTACAGTTATTGACAGAACTCCGAGAGGACGCGGACGCGTCCTTAAATTCAGAACCCAAATCAACGGCACGTTTCGGGACAATCTTCCATTGCATCAGACGGGTTAAAATTGGCGTATCGTCGCCAACTTCGGTTGCGTAAACACCTTTGATGCGCACGGTTTCCTCGCCGTACTCATTCACGTCTTCGCTTGCCTGATACCAGGTGCGTACGGCCAGCTCGTCACGGCGCACGAACGGGCCTCCCTGCGCGTTAACGTATCCGGCCCAGTCGCCTGCGTCGGCTGCATCATGCGCTGCCGCAAACTCGACGCTAAGTCCGTGTGCGGTTTCGCTGTCAGCCATGCGGCGCAGTTCGCGGTAAACTGTGACCGGCGCGCCGCCTACAAACTGGAATTGACGGATGTGCCAGCGTGCCGCCCAGGCAGAAACGGCCGAGGCGGTTTCCTTAAGGTCTTTGCCGCTTTCGTCGTCCGTCTCGCCGTCCAGCGCGTAGCCATCGATATTCTTGGAAATGTATTTAGCAACGTAACCCGTTGCGCTGCCTTTCTCCGGGTCGATAGCCTCGGCGAGAAAACGGGCCTTACGGGCCTTGTCGGTTGTCAGCTCGCTGCCGTCTTCCTGGCAGGCGTAGTCGCGCATAATCTCGCGCACGCGCTCAGCCTGCTCCGGGCGCATGAACATGAGCATATGCCAGTGCGGGGTCGCATCATGATGAGGCTCAGCAACGCGGATCCCGAAGATGCGGATTTCTTCACGGTGCAGCTTGGCGCGGATTTTCTGCCAGACGCTGCAGAGATAACGCTGCGTGTCGGCCGGGCTAGCACCGTTCCATTTACGGTTGCGATGGCCGGTTTTTATTGTGGCGTGATAGCGCGCCGGGGCGGTCAGCGTGTAGAACTCGCCGATAAAGCCCATTTCGTTGCAAATGTTTTCGAAGCCGCGAATGCGGGTCATCAGCTCGCAGCGACGGATCGCCGGGTTAGCTACGCTGCCGTCGTACTTCTCGATCAGGCTGATGCGGTTGCCTTCCTCGTCTTCCAGCTCCATTCCTTTCAGAAATTCACGAGTGCGGCGCTTCTGCTCGCGCCACTCGGAGACGGTCATACTGCTGGCGTAGGGGGTGTGCTTTTTGCTGACGTTAGCCAGGGCAATCTGAAGATGTTCGCGCCATGATGCGGCTACGCGGCGCAGTCGGCCTTTCCACCACTTTTCCATCTGCATGCGCATGATCGCCGGGGTAACTTCTTCCGGGTCAAACAGCCGGGACGTGACTTTATCCCATAAAGGCGGTGTCTGGCTCAGCTCGCGGGTGATCGTGGCGGCGGTCATGTAAACGTGGTGCGCATATTTGTAATCTGACTCGTCGCTGGCCTGCGCGTGTGCCTGTACCAGCTCGGCGAGGATGAAATTAGCGACATCTCCGGCAAGCAAATCGACGTCGGCGCGAGCCATATCCGGCAGGCGGTTAAAGCGGCGCATCAGCTCCCAAAGAATGCCGCCCGCGCTGGCTGCGCCAGCCTGTTTAGTAGCATTGCCTGCCAGCAGGTTAAATGTGCCGCTGCTCATTTCACCAAGGCGATATTGAGCGTTAACGGTTTCAACGCGTGGCAATGTGCGCTCAACAAATGTTTTTGTTAAGTACGCATTGGCGCGGGCTGTTCCCTGTTTCTTTTCCAGATCGCTGACGCGGCGTTTAACGTCGAGCTGTATCAGCGTCGGCTGTTTTTCGAGTAGTTCCTGCGCACGCACTAAAGCCGCAATCATCTGACTGCGGCTGTGCATTTCCTCATAAGTAGGGTAAGGGCTGGCGATGGCTCCCCGTGGAGCATTCCACGGGTAAGCGTATGCTTGCGGCACATCAGAAATGGTATTAGTTTCTTCGCTAATATTAAAAAGGGAGGCATCCAATGGAACCGGAATCATCTACTCAACGCCCTTATTACGCCGAGAATATTCAATTTCTGGATGGCGTGAGAGCGCCTCTACGTGCTGTAAGACTTTTATCAGCGCACGACATGTATGCTGCTTGCGACGCGTTTTTGGGTCAGACACAAAACTACCGACCAGAGCGCTGGCTTGGCTCAAAATCCAGTCGAGACGATCTTGTTCGTCTTTTCGTATGGAATTTTGGAGCAGAGTGGCTACCTCACGGAGAATGGAAAGGCTCAGTTCAGCGCGCATTGAATAGCGTGCGCCTACAGCTAAAGAGCAACCGTAGACACGAATTTGATGAGTGGGATGATTGGGAATCTCTACAGTCAGATATTCACATTTCGCTTCAAGCGACTCGCAAGACTGTTGAGTTTTTCTGCGCGGGCGACCCGCGATTTCTGCCAATGCCGACAGACTTGTTCTTAGTCCCTGATCATTTCGGGAAATTTCTTTGCTCACTTGTTGCCGGCACTGTGAGTCCGGCATGGATCGCAACGGTTGATAGCGAAATGACACCGGGATGCCGTAATGGGCTGCATCCGATTTATGCTGAACGTGAGATTTAGAATTGCTCATGCAGCACCGCCTTTGCGTGAATTGCCGAATCTTTCTTCGATGTCCTGGCAGTTAACGCAGCGTGTAACTCCATAAATGGCGCGGCGACGTTTTTCAGGGATAGGAGCGTTGCAGTCTTCACAGAAAAATGCAGATACACCGACAGGTCGATTAGTGATTAACGCAATGT